TCAAAGTCTTTTAATCTTATTTGATCAATAATTCTATAAAACTTTTTTTATTTTTTTTTCTATTAAGTAAAACCAATGACTTACAAAAAACTTAAAAATAAAGTCTTTACAGAAATTCAATTTTATAGTTTAAGGATGGCATGTTAATTTTAACCCATAACCAAATAGAAAAAATACTATGAAAATTATCACAAACAATCACTTCAAGGAAATACTATCCTTCTTTGACCTTACCAATAAAGAACAAAACGAATTAAAAGATTCCTATGATACAATAGAAGAAAGTTCATTCTTTCGCTATCGTGGGCAAGTTTACGATCTAAATGAATTCATGCGTGTTAACGATTCTTTAAATGGACAAGGTCAAGATCACTCGCTTTATGGATGGGATGGATATCATAATGATTCCTTCTTTAGCTCCGTACTGGTCAAGTATTCATCTTGCAATGATGCAGTCAAAGTCGGTCTTGCCCTTTCTTAAATTAATTATAACCATCAAACAATAGAAAAAACATCATCATGAACCAAGATAAATTCAATTCACTTATAGACTCACTTGTTGAGTCTGTAAAAGATTATAACCTAGATTCATCATTTGATTATTACGATGCGATCCTTGAAATATGTTCAAATTGCGATCATTCGTTTGTTTATTACAAAGCTTGGCAATTAGTCAATTTTGTTAAGTTTGAGCATGGCTCTTATGACGATAATTTATTTGATGAGGTAGAAGAGGAAGTGCAAGAAAATGACCATAATACAGATGACATTACCTTGAATGATTACATGATGACCTATGCTTTTAATATACTAAAGGTAGCAACTCTTAAAAAGTACGAAGCATTAAAACTGGAGGTAGCATAATATGAAATTAAATCTAAAAGATAATTTAAAAGGTAGGTTATTACTTTCCGTTTTATACTTAATCGAAATTATAGACATGAGTATTTACTTTATAACTTTTTCGTTAATTGTCAGTGACTTAAGAAATAAGTTTTTATTCAGTGACTTAGTAGAAAACAATAACCAATAAAATACCACATGAAAAATAACCAAGAAAATACTGACATAAAAGTTATGTTTGACTCACTAAAACCTACCAAGAAAGAACAAGCTATTGTATGGCTATTGTCACCAGTGATTGTTCTTGCAACGTGGGCAATCTTAATCTTTATCTGTTCACTCTAACCAATAAAATAGAAAGAAAAATAATATAATGAACCTTACTAAAACCTTCCCTAAAATGTCATCTAATGACTGGCGTAAATTACAACTGTCTACTGACGCAAAGAATCAAAGAGACTGGGCTAGTCGACAATTGCATGATATGGAAAATGACCCTGATAACTTTACCTTGCGAGATTACTTAAAGGTAAAAGCTGGATATAATACAGCTGTCGAAACACTGAAAGAACTACAATAGTGAGTGTAACAGAATACATAGACGAGACTGCCTTTGTTTACCGTGTTGTAAGCGATTACAAGGAAGTCTACATCGAGTGGCATTTAAAAGGCTTGCCTCACCTGTTTACTGGGCGAGCTAGTAGTCATGAGGAAAAGATTGAGCAATATAAAAGTGTTCTTAAAGAACTAAAGAAAATGAGTAGCTCTGCTACGAATCAACAAAGTTGACACTAAAACCAAACCAATAATATGAAATATATAATAGAAAAAAATAACACTAAAGATTCAGCTTACGCTTATGTAACTGAAGAACTGAAAACACTAAAGGAAAACATAACCTTTATTAAATCAGATATTGTTATTGCTGATGATTTAAAGAAGCAACTAGCAACAGAAGAACTTGAAAGGATATTTAAAGAAAATAATTGTTATAAAAATTTTGAGATTGATAGTGAAGGCTTACACTTTAAAGTGTCTGGTCACTACATTGCTTGGTCTAAAGATGAACTAGATTATAGATTCCAAAATGCATTTGATAGTATCTTTGAACAATTTCAAAACTAACCAACAGAAAGAAATAAAACCAAAACATGAAAAAGATAAGAAAGAAAAGAACCATAATAAAAAGATACGGAATCTATGCTGAAAGTAAGAGCTTAAAAGGTGTCATTGAAAAGCGAGAGATATCTACTATTGAAACGAGAGACGGAATTGAGAATGTAAATGAGAGAGGAAGAGACTTGGCAAAGATGCTAGGCATGAAATTCTTACACGCAAGGGAGTTAATTAAATGAAGATACTAATAGCGTGTGAATATAGTGGAGCAGTACGAGATGCTTTTATAAAACAGGGGCATGATGTTATGTCTTGTGATTTGTTACCTACTGACTCTCCTGGACCACATTATCAAGGCTCTGTTTTTGATGTTATAAACGATGGTTGGGACATGATGATTGCTCATCCACCTTGTACTTATCTTGCAGTAAGTGGCAACAGATGGTTGTACAATAAAGATAAGAGTAGAAACGAGGAGAGATGGAAGAACAGAGAGGAAGGTCTTGACTTTGTCCGTGCTTTAATGAATGCACCAATAGAAAAAATAGCGATAGAAAATCCAGTTAGTTGCATCAGTTCAGAGATAAGAAAACCCGATCAGATTATTCAGCCTTGGCAATTCGGAGATGAAGCACAAAAGACTACCTGTTTATGGTTAAAGAACCTACCTAATCTAAAGCCTACAAAGATCGTGGGTAAGGGTGAATTTACTACATTCAAAAGTGGTAAGAGACATCCTAAATGGTACGCTGACGCATTGGCTACAGCTAAAACCAAAGCAGAGAGACAGAAGCTACGCAGTAAAACATTCCAAGGTATAGCAGATGCGATGGCTGAACAATGGGGAGCAGAAAAAACAACCAAACAACTACAATTACTATGAGCTTAGAAATGCTACTAATGTTTATGTTAATCTTCTTGCTGAGTCTAGGATTCTTATATACAGACTAGATGAATTACAGCACCATAGAAGGATGCATTAGACAATCAACTAACCAACCAATGAGAACAGAAATAACACCTAAAGATTTTAAATATATAAACCAACCAATAAAAAATATGACAAGAATAAAAATAGAAGATCACAACGGAAATGATATAGTAGAATTAAACCTTAACTTTGAGATATTAGCTCAGAACATAGTCGAAACAGATGACTATAATATTGCTGACCTTGATGAAGATGAGAATGGTGAGTACATACGAGTACAGTTAAACCATCCTGAAAGAATACTATGATAGAAGAAACCATGCACTATATAATGACCGAGCACTTCAAAGGAGTACTTGATCCCGAACATAAATACTTTGAACTTTACCTGTCCTTACAGAAACTACTAGAGGAGTATAACAATGATGGAAAATAAATACTGGCACAATGAACTTGAAGAAGATAAGGAAGAAGAACCTGATTGCATGACCTTAGCGAAAGCAAAGAGAGAGCGAGAGATGTTAGAAGAAGAGGAGGAGACCGATGAGTAGTGATGAAGATTTCGATGAAGTATATTATACCACGAGAGAGTTTGAATTGGAGGTAAAGAAAAAGTTTGAATTGTTTTGGATGAATAACCAATTAGGTTACGATGAGTTAGGACGATTGATACGAACAGACATACCAAGAAGGAAGCCGAAGGAGTGGAGAGAGTTTGAAATTAAAAAAAGAAAGATTAAAAGTGAGCAATAAAAGAGTAAGTGGACACCCAAAAGAAGATATGTGGGAACAGTCGATGGTAGAGTGGGGAAAGCACAGGTACAGGAAGATGAAGGAGGTATATAAAGATAACAATTACCTGTCCGAACAACCAAGCTATAAGAGACTAGGACGAGCGATACATGAGGACGTAGAGAATGCAATTGCTAGGTACTTTGAAGACTGTTCAAAGCCAGATGCACCTGTTCCTTTATGGCTTCCTTTTGTTTGGGATTTAGAACCCAGTGTGATTGCATATCTTGGTATTAAGAAGCTATTTGATTTGTTAATTGACGAACCAAACATTACTGCCGCGAGTTTTGAAATGGCAAAGGCAATAGAAGATGAAGTACGTGTCCGTTACTTTAAAAAGCACATGAACAAAAGCGATTGGATGCTACTTGAAAGGGATAGAAAAGACGCGAAGAGTAGGTATCGTTTTATGTCCCACTTCTGGGCAAAGGAAAGGAAGTTCCACAAACAAGGAAGGTATAAACGCTTTGATCTTTTTAAACAACACCATAAAGCAGTGATTGGATGTTGGTTATTAGAAGTGATACGCTTACAAACCAATTTGTTTTCTGTCCGTGATCGATTCTGCCAAGGGAGAAAGACAAAGAAGATACTAGTTCCAAACCCTAAGATGTACGAGTGGATCAAGAAGTATGATGAACACTGTGAAGTCTTGTCTCCCTTTTGGTTAGCTACTCTTGAGAAACCTATTGAATGGAATGACAACTGGGGTGGTGGGTACAGTTCGATTGAACTTCCACAACTTCCCATCATGAAACGAAGTGATATGTCGAGGGATTTATCCAAGGCTTTTGAACCTTTAAACAACTTGCAAAATGTACCGTATCGATTGAATAAAAAGTTATACGAAGTCATGCAATGGGCGTGGGAAAATGACTTGTCCATTGGAGCTATGCAAAAGAGTCAGTTACTTGAACCACTTGACCCAGTAGAAGGACTAGTACAGAAAGACCCTGAAGCTTTTATCGAGTGGAAGAAGAAGGCAAAGTATATCTATGAGTTTAACCAACGGACTAACGGACAAAGGATGAGGTGTTTAAAAATCCTACACGTCTGTAAGTTATACGCTGACAAGGAAAAGTTTTTCTTTCCAGTTCAAATGGATTACAGAGGACGAGTGTATTATGTACCTAGCTATGTTAACCCACAAAGTTGTGACCTTGGAAGGAGTTGCTTAGAGTTTTACAATAGCGTAGCAATTACTAACGAGGAGGAGAGTAGGTGGTTGTTAATTCACGGAGCAAATGTATGGGGTACAAAGGGGACTTATGATGAACGCATTGCTTGGATAAAAGACCACGAAAATGAG